TGAATATATGATTGTAGTCGATAATGAAGACTATTACCATGAATCGCCAAATATTCAATATATGTTTATGTATCCACCCAAAATAGATTTCTCGTTCGAGATTAAGGAGTAAACAACATGTCTTATATAGACGGTAATATAACAATACAGCCAAACACAAAAATTGGTCATACATTTAAATTTGCAACTTGCAGTACAGCAACAGCAAAAGGTGCAATTCCATATGGAAGGTCTATATCAAGTGCTACTGTTACTGCATATGATGCAGATGGTACGAATGTTACTACTGCAATTATTGATGGAACACCATCCCTAGCAGGGGATGAAATATCAGTTGTTGTAAAATATCCAACTGCATTTGGAGAAGGGAGATATAAATTTCAATTTGTCCTGACCTTAGATAATGCATGGGTTGCGGAAATAGATTTTCCAGGTGTGTTTGTAAAAGATAATTAATATTAATAGGAGATAGTTAGAGATGACAGATAATGAGTTGTTGATAAAAGTTGAAACTACAGTTATGCAAATGAGCGAATCTCTAAAGAAATATGAACAAAATAATAGAGAGGATCATAAAATAATTATTGATACTCTCAATAGAAATATAGATAGAATAGAATCTAGGATGCAACATGATGATGATAATTGTGATGATTGTAAAGGTGAGATTTATAATAAGATTGATGATAAAGTTGGTTGGACTCAGTTCAGTTGGATAGTTGGTGGGATTACTACCTTCATAATAGGAATATTACTCACCATTGGAGCTACAACTTTAAGCATTGATGATAAAGTTGATAAATATATCATACGGTCAGAGGAGATTGAAGAAGTAGAAGACGAATAATCATCTTATCTTATACATAAATCTACCTTCGTCATCATAAACTCTTGATTCATATTTATGATGGTGTATCTTACCGACTAAATGTCCTTCGTCATCATATATTCTACTGACTTGTGGCGCGTAATACGGTCCTTTAGTAGTAATACAACCCGTCATTAATACTAATGCTGCAATCATGATACTAATCAACAGTTTTTTCATATTACCCTCCTTTTCATTCAATATAATACATTTTATCCCAAGTGTCAAATATCTCCAATTTTCTTGGCAGGAGTCATACATTTCTTCAGATCCTTTTCAATCACCTTTTCAAGTTCTTCATCAACAGCAACCGCCCTGATAAAGTTCATCCACACAGCATGGTATATGATATCCCCTGCCATCTTCGACGCTCACAAAAACTGACCCATTTGTGCTCATGAACATTGACCCACGGTGTGCGCACTTGTTCATTATGTAACTAAATTTTTATGAATGAAAAATTGATTTTCTTTGGATTTAATTATTTTTCTTCAATTGGAAAAAAACAGAGGCTCTTGGAGTTGAAAAACAAGATAAGGATAGTTATGTAATAATATCAATTGGTTAAGTTGTAACCGTTTTAAATGTTGGCGCGCGCCAACAACCTCATCTCCACCAGATTGACACTATTGGTGGAACTATACTACGTATAATTTAGCTTGTCAACATTTTATATGTAATATCGTCAATAAATTCAATGGGTTCATTTTTATGAGCATAGGTGGGTCAATCGAAATGAGCGTCAAAGGCCATATGTACGTTGTCATAATTTCTATCTGAATAGAATACAATATCTCCTTTTTTGAGTCTCTTCGATGCTACTGAAACAACCTCTCCCATAATTGTATCATCCTTTCGATCTACTTCACGGCAGATCACATTATCTCCAAATGCTCGGATTGATCCCATATTATTTTTCCTCCATCTTCTTTTGTATATACTCTATCGCTTGCTCTGTATTATCAAACTCCACATTATATAGTTTGAACACCTGTAATAGAATAAGTTCTTTCTTTGTAATCCCTAAAAACTTTTTTATTTTATTCAACTCCTGAATCTTCATGTTGTTTATTCCATTCATCAAGAAATTCCTGCATTTTTGAATTTCCAGTTGTCAAATCTTTTGATTCATCTTCACTAAGATCATCTTCTTCAAGATATTTATCAACTGCGGTTATAATATATTTTGAAAGTGATATGTCCTTTAATAATGCTTCTATTCGTACTCGCCTCTTAAATTCTACTGAACAACTTATTGAGATATTTGTTAATTCGCTCATAATACTACCTCCATTATATTGACTTAATAAGTAATTTTAAGTTCAACAAACTTTCAATAACTCGATTACTTATTTTATTTTCAGCTTTAGCGTTACATCTATTACATAAAAGAGTGCAATTATTCGGATTGCAATTATGTTTATCATGATCTATATGATGAATAGATAACTTACAACCAAACAATTTAAAATTCATCTGACCTGATATTCCACATGATTGACATGCATTTTTATCTCTATCAAAAATATATTTTCTCCATTCTTTATCAGAGAAAACAGCACAGTATGTTTGATCCCCGCCTTTCCAGTTAGGATTATTTACACCTAACATTCTTTCGCTATGTTCAGGACATTTCTTGTTATAGAAATAATGATTTTCACCTGACATATGAAGTCGTTTCTTTCCCTTCCAATATCCACTATGACCCTTTATTGCATTACTGTGATCTGGACGTTTCTTACCTTTAAAATAATGACCTTTCAAATATGTATTTTTCGGTTTTGATACTTCTTGAGCACATCCGCATTTACATAAATTATTTGTCATCGTCTAATCTCGCCTCAACTGCATCTCTTACATATTCAGATATAGATATTTCTTTTTTATCTGTAACATCAATCAACCTATCTCTTAATTCTTTAGATAAGATTATTGAAATGACTTCAGTATATCTTTTCTTCCTAGTCATATATTAACCTCCTCATATAATATTCATATATGATCCTTTATATTATGTTCTGATTTTTTTTCGTGAAGTACTTGAGATGTGAACCGGAGGGAAAAAGGGACCATGAAAAGTTCATGATCCCTTTAAGTAAGAAGAAAAATTAAAATGATATGTTGTAACTAGGTCAGTGTTCTATCTGACTTTGCTACATGCGTTAGTATATCTCCCAGATGGAGGTATATATTTATATGTTCTGAAAGTTATGTCATGTCAGTCATTATTATCGAGATCATCAAGATCATTCAATGATGACTTAACACATTCTATTATTGCAATATCAGTTATTGTCTTTGTTGGACAAGCATCAGGTTTTAACTTCCGAATATGATCAACCCATACATTTATAGTATGTGTTGACACATCATATTCTTTAACAAATTCTTCAATTGATTTCCTATCCCATGTAATAATCATTTCTTTAACTTCTGCACTTGTCAGATAATCATAATCAGTCATATGTATATCTCCTTTCATTATACTCACCAAATACCACATCTACAGCATTATATCTAGGATTATAAGCGTTACTATTACCTAAGTCACGGAAATAATTACCGAAAAGTTCCAAAATGGACTTAAGCACCGGATATCATTAAGAAAAGCTTTCATCCGATTTTTTTGCCAATAAAATATACACAGAAACAGTTTTCGTCCAGGTCAGTTGAGATCGAAACCGGGGCCAGGAATGGGTGGTGAGATGAAAACCCATCATTATATATAATACAAATCTAATGCTTCACTGAAATTTTTTAGAACAAATTACAAAATGATAAAATCAAGGAGGATATGTATATGCCAAAAACCAGAAGATATACAAAAGTAATTCAAGTTTCAGTTACAGATGATTTTCATCAATCATTTACTGAGAGAGCAGACAAAGAAGGTAAGCGAGTTACTGAACTTGCAAGAAATATATTAGAGGAGGAAGAAAACATGAAAAGCGTTCAAGAACAATTAATACAAGCTATTAGGGATCAGCTGTTAAAAGATCCTGATATTAAAGTTCAAGATGGGGTAATTACCGATCTGATATTAGGAAAGAAGGAGGGTAAATAAGATGTTGTGTGAGTATGGATGTGGGCAAGAAGCAAAATTACTATCATTTGGATTTGATAGAAATGATATTTTTAAGGAGGAAAACTAAAATGGCAGAGATAATAGTCGCAGCATTATTAGTAGGTATGTTGATTGGATTTTTAATTGGTACATATATTAGTAAGGAGGGAAAGTAGAGATGACATATAATAATGATGAGTTCACAAAATTTATGGATGATTGGCAAGAGAGTATGAACACTCCTAGTTATATAAATGGTGCGAAGAAATTGGCATCTAAGAAAAAGAAAAGTACAGGTGGTTTTCGTAAGACTGATGGTTATGAGATGATAGATCAGATTGACCTGTATTTAGGTGCCTGTGACTCGAAATCACCAACTGACGGCGAAAACGCAGTGATTGAATACAATGATGAACACTATAAAGAATGTGTTGTATTGCTAGATGAAGTGATGACTTATTTTCAGCATGGTGGTGATGATACAACAGAAGAGTTTCTAGTTCGATATAAGAATTTAAAGGGAGGAAAGTAGGATGGAGATATTAATAGGAGTATTATGTATAGGTATAGCAATTGGATATATTGTAAGGGAACATATTTCTTATAAGAAGAAGTAAGGTAATATTGTAGATCCACAACTGTAGTATATGATTGAACTATGTATGCCTACAAGTTGTGGGTCTACTTACGTTGATACAACATATTGTGTTATAATTATATTATGCTAACATTGATATGTTTTAAGAACAAACATTTAATAAAACATAAAATTCTAGGAGGATAAAGAAATGGCAAGAGAAATAAAATACCCGTATTTAGTCGGGGTCAATTTGGATGAGGAAACACATACAAAGTTGACAAGAGATTCAGATGATACAGAGCGATCTATATCACAGATGGTTAGATGGATAGTAAAGAAATATTATAAGGAGAATAAGTAAATGGAAAATAAACACACAGAAGTTCAAGTAACAGATTGGTGGGGTAGAACATCATTCTCAATCAATGTACCAAATAAATGTGACACAGATTTAAAATGTCGTATTATAAGTTTTATGTCTGGTTTAGATGATCATGATGGAATGGCTAAACTAAGAGAAATATGGAATATTGATTATAAAGAATGGGATTATATATGTAATATGCTAGGGAGGAAAACTGATGTATTTTAGTAATTTTATTAATGCTCTTGAATGTAAGGATTGTATTGTGAAAGCATGTTGTTCTCAATTATGTGATAAAAATATAGATATATTTAAAGAATATATAATTGCTTTTCTGACTTTTAAAGAATCACGAACAATTGAGTATGATTCAAAATATGATACCAATAAATATAGGATAACAGAAGATTGTTATGATCTATATAAAATTATTGAATCTAAATCAACTAAATGTGTAGCTGTTCTAAGAGATGGTTCTCATTTTGAAATAGATTATAATTTATACGATAAGTTAGGATGGCAAGAATATTTAGACGATAATAATCAACTTTATGATTCACATTTCACTTTAACGAAATGGAAACGAAACATTAAAGTAATGACTTTTTAGGGGGATAAAATGGCATGTTAAAATTATCATTTACAGATTTAGCATATAAAACAAAACAGGATTGTAATCCTGCTGCTGTTTCTATGGCATTAAAATTACCTGAAGCAGTTAGAGAAATTGATGATACTGAATTTCTTAAATTGGTAGGTGAAGAAGGATATAGTTGGTCAGGTGGGATCTTTGATGGAGAACGTGATATTGATCACTGGAAAGAGCAACAAGTATTTGCACTTGATTTCGATAATAAAGATGAAGAACATAGTGTGAGTTTGGATGATGTGATTAGTAGATGTGAAGAATATAATGTGTTGCCCTTTGGTGCATATAGGACATTATCCTCAGAAACTAGAGATGATAAATATAGATTGTTGTTTAAACTTGAAGAATCAATAAGTCATCCTAAGATTGCAAAGTTAATAGTTGTATTATTATATTATTTGTTTCTTGAGAGTGACTCTGCTTGTAGAGAAATTGCCAGACTTTATTATGGCGGCAAAGAGATTACATATGAGAATCAAAGCAATTATTTAAATATCATTAATTTATTGAGTGGATGTAAAGAATATAATACAGATCTCGGTATTTATGATGATATTCAAAAGAAAATAAATAATGAAGCAGAGAATCCAGTTATTGATCCAAATGTTGATTCAAGAAAAACAATATTTGAAGATTATGACGCAAATACTGAAACGCCAGAAGAAGCGGAATTACGTAGGATAAGAAACAAAGATAAAATCAATAGAACATTAACAATTGACGGTGATACATATTTCTTTGATTTTGTTGAGAAACTACCTACACCACAAACAGAAAAGAAAAATAATAAATCTTCTGCTAATAATGATAGTAATCAATTCCTTGGATTTCAAGACAGAATGAAATTAAAGAGTGCACTAGATGCAATCAAATACGATAAAAAGGCAATTACATATGAAATAAGAAGGAATATCATTTGGGGTATCAGAAATACATTCGGTGATGAAACTTGGGATATGATTTATGAATGGGCAATGAGAGAGAAAGCACCCGGGGCATACAAAAGAGGACCAAAATACATTTGGGATGATTTTAATATAGACAAAAGTGTTAAACCAACAGTTGGTTCAGTTTATGGAATAGCTAAAGAACATTATGATTGGGAATATAAAGATAAATTAGTTAAAAGTATGAATAAAAGGTATTTTGTTGCTCCGATGGGTACAAGAACTTACATACATACATATGGTAGAGAGAAAATGGACGATGGTTCTTATTTTAAGGTATTAAAACAATTAGGTGTTCAGGATTTCATTAATCTGAAAAAGAATAAGAAAACCAAAGTTAAAAATACTGCTGGAAGCGGTGATAAAAAACAAGATGTTGGTAGTTATTGGTTTAATCATGATGAAAGACTTACTTATGAAGAAGGTATAACCTTTGATCCAAAAGGTGATGTTCCTGCTGGATATTATAATATGTGGAAAGGTATGCCTGTTAAACCATGTGATTACGACATTAAAGATGTTGATGATTCATTATTTTATCTATTTTGGGATCATTTATTAAACAATGTTTGCCATAGAGATAGAGAGATATTCGAGTATGTTATTAAATGGATGTCATACTCAGTTCAATATCCTTGGAAAAAGACAAAAGTAGCAGTAGTATTTCGTGGTGCTAAGGGAGTAGGAAAAACAATAATTGGTCGATTATTTGGATCTATATTTGGTCCATATTTTAAGACTGTAACTAATGAATCTCACCTAACTGGCAAGCATAATATGCATCTTATGAATTGTGTATTCTTGTTAGCGGATGAAGCTAATTGGGGTGGGAATAAAGCGACAGATAATATTTTAAAGAATCTCATAACTGAAGATACAATTATTATTGAACCAAAGAATGTAAATGCTTTCACTGCTACAAACTATTTACACATCATGATGGCAACCAATAATGAATGGGTTGTGCCTGCAACCAAAGATGAGAGACGGTATTGTGTGTTAGATGTCGGTGAAGGTAGAAAACAAGACACAAAATATTTTACTGCAATGTGGAATGATATGATTGAATATGGCGGGAATAGAGAGTTTTTGAAGTTCCTATTAAATATTAATTTAGATAGTTTCGATCATATGAAATATCCCAAGACGGAAGCAATGTATGATCAGGTGTTAGCATCTTTAACACCTATTGGAATGTTTTGGAAGAATAGATTAGAAGAAGGTGTATTGGATCAAGTGAATGGTAATTGGGGTGTGGTTCGATTTGACCAATTACATGAAGATTATATTGAATATATGAAGAAAATTCAAAGTGGTCGGAAATATAAATCAGATGAAGGACAATTCGCAAAAGAACTTAATGAACTTATACCCGATATTGGAATAACTAAATATCCTAAGAGACTTCGTAAATGGGTGACAATTGAAGATAGAAAAGGGGTTCAACAAAAAGTACAAAGAAAGTTTTATGAAATGCCGTCACTTGATGAATGTAGATACCATTTTGAACGTGTATATTTCGGCGGTTTTAAATATAAATGGGAAAGCGTACAAGATGATAACTCAGATAGAAGTTTGAAGGTTGAATCCGAAATGCTGAATGAGAATACAGATGAGACGGTTAGCGGACATGATATTATACTCGAAAACAGTAAAGAGACAAGTTTTGACCTGGGCGATGGTAAGACGATTAGCTTCTAATATATTGAAATCATTACAACAAGGATGGGATGTATAGGTGCATTATTGACCTATACTTCCCTATCCTATTGAAATCATTCTTAGAAGTATGGGAAGTATGGGAAGTATAGTATATAATAAATTGTTTATTATTATTATTATATATATATATATATATATTATATTTATTTTTTTATATATATAGAGTTTGGAAAATACCGTCCACACCCTACTTCCCAACATCCTTCAATCATATCAATAAGATAACCTGTGACAGGTGATTTTCTACCTATGCACACCATACTTCCCACCAAATAGAAATCCCGGCCAGATCACTTGCTAGATCATAACCGGGACTTTTATTCACATCAATCACAATTATGCAGGTTCATCCTCATCTTCAAATGCAGCTCTTATTCTTTCATCTCTGCTCATTCTCTTGCTTGGTTTAGGTTCACATCTACGTGAATCAAATTTATGGATGTCTTTACCTGCCTTAATGATAGTCAGAGGTTTAACACCAAAATGCTCTGCCATCTCCTCAATAGTATTATCATCCCACATCCCTGCTATTTCTCTAAAATCTTCGGTCTGCATATTCTTTTTAGTCATGATCAATCTCCCTATGTTAAAGTTTGTTTAAACTAGTATCGGTCGATTGATCCAAAGACTTTAGTCAGAATATATAGGGGATTCAACAATAGGTTCATCTGACATATGCAGAGTATCAGGATTAGAAAACGCCTGTTTAAAATCCTCAAATATTTCCATTTCTTCTTCCCATGACTTCAATCTCACACTATAACATTGATCACCAGGACATATAGTCTGCTTCTTATGGGTAAATCCTTTCCACCTGCATACACTACATGTTTTATAAACTTCATTCCCTCTCCACATACCAGGTCGAACAATAAGTGTTCCTGATCTATCATTCAGTTGACCATTGCGTTCAGGTTTAAGACTAAGCAAATGTTCATTATGAATGTTGAAATCAAGTTCCTCAATTACAGGTTCATTATATATAAGGTTAGTTGTATCATTTATCATTAGATTCCTCCGCAGCTTTCATTTCCTTTTCTTTTACCCTTCCCATTCTGAATTGATGACCATTTATATATTTGTTTTCAGGATACCTTACATGCTGTCCACACCCACATTTACATAATGGATTTGAAGTTGGATGTGTTGACGGATCACTTATATCATATTTCTTTCCTGTAAGAGCTTCACTATGATCAGGACGTTTCTTGCCTTTCCAGCAACATTCTCTGGTAGCTTCTATTTCATCTTCAGGTTCAACAACAACTCCATATCTATGAGCAAGCCCATCATATAATAAGTCTCGATATATCCACTGTCTTGATGTACGTTGTTTAGTTGCCATGGCATGTATTGTTTCTTTTAACAATGGAGTTAAACATATAGTTATTTGTTCAGTATTTATATTACCCAAGGTCTTATTCCTCCATATTTTAGAGTTTGTTCTTGGGATTTTATCTTGTTAATATATACCATTGCAAAAATGCAATCAGGTTTTACTTAATATCTCCAACATCCCTAGCACAATCCTACTCGCTCACATCTAAGAAACCATCTCATTCACATGCTCCAGATACATAATAATATTAAGGAAGGCAGTTCCTGTGTCGCTCAACTCAATTTAAGTTCAGGTTCCCTGTCCCCTTCGTACTGAAAAGAGAACTGCTTACCGTCCATAGTAGGAATTTATATTTAGATTGCTAATCGTCTAAGTATAAGATATTGATAATGATAAGGATATTGACTTGCCGACTGAATGTCAACTGGTTTTCTGTCTAGGATGGAATCTTGGTTGGTGTGCTTGCTTGTCTGCTTATTCATCTGATATAGTGTCCGGTATTATGACTGAGACTGTGTTTGAGAAGGTGAGCAAGATGGTGTCCAGAATTAATTTGAATGATTCACAGACAGTATTGTATCCCGAGAGGGTGGCCCATGCTCAAAAAAGTGCCCCCGTCGGATATCTGAACCTGCCTGCTGACAAAATCTGTTCTAAAAATTTTTTGAATTTTTTTTGACATAAAAACGTATCCTTATATGTGTCAAAACGCTCACCATCTCATTAACACCCTACGTCAAAATCTATGTGTCTTATTCGATAACTATTTTACGCCGCTAATGATTCTTCCCAATAAGTAATTCTACTCAATCTAGCTTTCTGTACTAAGTCTCTATATATAGACAACATCAAAGACATATTCTGATACACATAATGAGCATCATGTGGCACGAAATTATAAATTGAACTATGAGGTCGGTTATTATTGTATCCATAGATGTAGTCCGAGATTAAGTCCTCTGCATGTTCATAGTCATAGAAACCATCTGCCTCAAAGTGATATACCAATTCCTGTTTCCACGTTTTATAGAATCTTTCCTGAACAGCATGCGTTGTCGGTCTTGCTGCCTCTCCGTAATTCAATTTAAATCCCAAGTCTCGTAAGAAGTCTTTTGTTTTCTTTGCTGTATTAGGTGTTCCCTGATCAAGTGATAACATTGGAGCATTATCACGTTCAATTCCTTGTTCAAGATATACTCCAGCTACTAGATTCCGAATTACTGCACCATTAACATTCTTAACAATCACATGCCCAAGTAGATACTTGCTAAAATAATCAATTACAGTAACAAGGTTATACCTCTCATTAGCAATCTTAAAATATGACCAATCAAGTCCAATTGTTTTAAGAGGCATATAGGGCATATACTTCGGATACTTGTCTGGTGGTTTTCTATTCTTCAATGGAATGATCAAACCAGCACGTTTAAGGTAATTATAGCAAGTTGTCGGTGAAACCGATGTCCCATCAATACGAAGCATACCTGATATCATCCCACAACCGTATTCAGGGTGATATTTCTTTAAATCAATTAGATTTGTCTTTTCAATGGGAGTTATTTTCAATTTTGAGGATTGTCTTGTGTCACTAGGTATTTTTTGTGTCCAATTATAGTAAGTTGTAGAATTTATCCTTAATATTTCAAATATTTTTAGCTTCGAGACTCCTTTCTTTGAATATTCATCAACAAGTCTTAAAATTTCCGTCCTTTGATTAGGTGTGAACGAAGAATGCTTTCTCCGGGTAGCTAACCCTAAGACCTGCGTTCTTTTTTTAACAGTTCAATCTCCTTTGCCTGCCCTACTATCACATCTTTAAGTTCATCAATCTCATTCTTCAGTCCATGTACTTCCCTATCTCTTTTCACATCCTTCTTTCTCGCTAAAAACTTTTCAGGTTGTTTGTTTATCGCCTGTCTCCACTTATATACTGTTGTATGATCAACATTATATTTTTTGGCAACAGTGACGAAGTCTTTCATGTCCTGTGCTTCCTTTACAATGTCAAATTTCTGTTTCTGAGTGTATTTTCTAATTCTTGTCTCAATCGGTTCCATCTTTCGTATATTTGCAGTCATTCCCAACCCTCCTAACCTTGATATACATAATATCCAATACCATATTCATCTTCAATTCTTAAACCATCATTATATAGGTAATAAAACCGTTTAAGATACCTTTCAGCGTCTTCTAACAATTCAAACCATTCTATTGTTTCATTATTAGACCTGACAATTATGATGAACTTCATGTTTATGCCTCTTATATTCGGTATCTTCATCAATCATCGCTTGCTTTGTTAATTGTGCGTCTTCTTTATCATCAGTGAAATAAGTCCTGGCGTGATTTATTTTCCCACCTTCGAATACCTGAACTTCATATTCGTCCCAATCATTCTTGATAATTTTAAAAGTCGTTTTCATATTTAATACCCTCCAAATAAAAAAGGGTTACACAATTAAGTGCAACCCTTTTTCAATTCACACACATCACTTCAACAATCCTTTCGATTCCAATACCTTTTTGAACATATCTACTTTTTTGACTCTTTTCACAGGACATGCCTTTCCACCACTTTCTTTTCGTAAAGATGCAGCAGTATTAGCAACTGTTGAAAGTTTAACTTTAAACTTTTCTGCAAATTCGTCTTGAGTGAAATTATCCCACTCATCAATCATCATTACTACATTCTCTTCAGTAATGTTTCCTCTAGCAACATCATCTTTCACTTCTACATTCTCATTAACTGCCTTTTCTTCTGCTTTTTTCATTTCGATCTCCTTTCATGTTAAAGTTAATGTTTGACTACTTATTGTCAATATAATGCAGTTAGTGTCTGATGTCAACATCTTTTAGTCAAAAACTTCAATCTATTTTTTTCAGAACAAACATTTGAAACGTAACTTCATACTGGTGGGTAATATATGACACATAATCCTTTTCTTAATACAGGTGTTAATGATCCTGCAAATGATGGAATCAAATTATCCGATGACCCTCGTTCGCTGGATGAAATAACAGGTGCAGAACCTAATAAGAAGGCGAAGATCATTCACACAGATGAGAATGGAGTAACTACAGACGAGTATGGAGTTAAGAGAGATAGTAAATATCAATTAGTCAAAGGAACCGCCAATCCAAGACAAGCAGTAAAAGAAAGAAAAGCACTTAAAGCATACATGACTATGAAGGTACAGGGCGGTGGTGATCGCCTCATAGATGAACTATGGAAAATGGCATTATATGATCCTGAACTTGCAGAAGAACAATTCAAAGACCGTAACAAAGACAAATCCCCACCTCCTACATTCAGACCTTGGATAACACCTTCAATTAAAATGGAAGCAATTAAGATGATTGCTGCATATGAGGTAGGAACACCAACACAGAAGATTGACAAGAAAGAAACGCTTGAGATTGGAGATAACTTCACTGATGTTGCTAAACTTCTACATGAAAAGAAACAGAAACTTAAACTTCTATCAGGCGGAAAGGATGAAGATATCATTGATGTAGAGGAAATAATAAAATAATGGATATTAGCAATAATTCTATATATTCATCAGAAACACAGGCAAGAGTAGAGTTATTAGAGATATACAGAGATCATCCAGTCGAATTTATTAAAGATGTGTTGAATATAGAACTAGATGAGCAACAGATAGAGATAGTTGAATCATTATATAAACATAAAAAGGTTACAGTAAGATCGGGTAAGGGACCAGGTAAGACATACGTTACAGCATGTGTAATATTCCACTTTCTAATTACAAGATTTGATAGCAGAGTCGTTTTAACCGCTCCTTCTGAAACTCAGTTGAAGCAAACAATATGGCCGAACATTGCCAAAGTCTATAACAATATGAATGAGGAATATAAGAAGGATTGGGAGTTATCATCAACATCCATTAAAAATAAAAAATATCCACTGTCATGGTTCTGTGCAACAAAAACAGCAAGACGAGAAAATCCAGAATCATTATATGGAGCACATGATCCAAATCTCCTTTATATAATAGAAGAAGCGTCTGGTGTCCCTAATGAGAATTTTTATGCAATAAATGCCACATTAACAGAAGAAGATAATTATTTATTAATATTAGGTAACCCTAATCATATATCTGGTTTCTTTTATGACACTCACTTACCTCAAAACGCTGATGTATATAAACAGATTCATATGTCATGCTACAAAAGCAATTTTGTAACACAGAAATCAATTGATGATAAACTAAAACAATATGGTGGCAAAAATACAAACGGATTTAGAATAGAAGTGTTAGGAGAATTTCCAACTGCTGAAACAAGTTCAATAATATTGCCAAATTGGGTTAGAAGTTCAATGACAAGAACAGTTGAAGAACCAGAAGGTGATGTTTTTTGGGGTATAGATATTGGTGGCGGAAAAGATTTAACTATTCTCATTAAACGTCAAGGTAACAAGATATTCCCTGATATAATTAAGATAGACGACAAAGACATGATGAAAGTCGTTGGTAAGATAGTTAATGAATACAACAAGACACCGAAAAAGAAAAGACCAAAGAAAATATTTATTGATTCAATAGCAATAGGAAAAGGTCCCGCAGATCGTCTTCGTGAATTAAATTTTCCCATCGTAAACTGCAACTCTGCCAACAAAGCAAGAAACAAAAGACAATACGAAAATGCTAAAGCTGAATCTTGGTATGCAATGGCAGATTGGTTTAGAGATGAAGAACCAGATATGCCGAATGACACAAAACTAGCTGAACAACTTTATACAGTACGAGGTGATATTGCTTCTAATGGTCGTCAGATGGTTGAGAAGAAACTTCATTATAGAAAACGTAATAATGACGAATCACCTGACCTTGCAGATGCTTTGAGTTTTACATTTTGGCAGAAAGGTCGAGTAAAAGCGACAGAATCACTAATGTGGATATAGGAGTTAACATTTTAATGAAAATTCAAACTATTAACAAGTCATGGGATGACAAATGGAAGAAAGGATTGCTTGATATTGGTACAGGTGGAAAAAATGTAGTCGAACCTCAAAAAGATTCATCTCTTATATACATATGCTTAAAACTTATATCTGAGAATTTTGCTGGTGTTCCTGTCAATTTATATAAAGACGATCATAAAATAAAAGATATGAATGATCCGGTATATAGGTTTATTCGTAAGTTAAGATATCCTTTTTGGGAAAGATCATCAATGTTGTTTTCTTTAAGGGGCGAAGTATTCTTTTATATCGTTCCTTCTGTTGGTCAGGTTGCAGGTACATCAACATTACCGGGAGAGTTAATGATATTAGATGGTAAGAACATTGATGCTATTCTTGATGCTTCACACAACTTAATAGGATGGAGATACAACAACAAGGTTCCGTTAGCGTTAGATGAAGTCATTCAAATCAAAACTTCAAATACATTTAACCATTATAGGGGCATGTCTCCAATACTAGCACTTCAAACAGCATTAGATTCCGATAAATCTGCTGAAGAATACAATAAAAACTTCTTTCAAAACTCTGCAATGCCTTCTGGAATTATAACACTTGGCGAAGATGATGATTCATCTCAAGCTGAATTAAGAAAATTTTTGAGTATGTGGAATAGTGAACATGGTGGAACACCCAATGCAAAAAAGACAGCAATACTACAAAATGGGATGGATTATAAACCAATTGGTTTAAGTCAAACGGATATGGACTTTATACAAGGTCGAACATTCTCAAGAAACCAAATATCAACAGCTATGGGCGTTCCTGCTCCTTTAGTTGGTTATGATTCTAAAGGTATTTGGAATACATTACCTGAAGCACTAAGATCATTCTGGAGTCATACAATTACACCAATATGTAATAGATTTGCTGAAGCATTGAATTATGATTTATTGGACCGCTTTGCATTTGGTTACAAAATTGATTTTGATCTTGGGAATATTGTTGAACTTCAAGATGATTATTCAAAACGATGTGAGCAAGCTGTGAAATTACAAGGTATAGGGTTTTCAAGAAACGAAACAAATAAACGACTAAATCTTGGTTATGAAGAAAGTGAAGATAGTAATAATAGATATATTTCATCTACCGTTCTACCTGAAGATCAAATGATGGAACCACTTCCAACATACAGTGAAGTTCCTGATACTACAGATGATGATAAGTCATTTGAAACACCAATTACAAAGGAAATTGAACATAAAAACGTAAGATCAAGACGTATTCTCAGAAACTTTCTAAGAAAACAAGGTGTTTTAGAAAAGCAGATGTATGGAAAGTTGAAGAACTATTTTTATGTTCAGCGTAAGAAAGTTTTAAGTCTTTTAAGTGATAAAGACAAGGAAGCAGTAGATGTTCATATGCTTATCAATAAAATTAATATTCAAGACGCTGAAACAAAGCGATTAGTTGAGACAATGGTTCCTTTATACAAGGAAGTGGTTCAAGAGGGTGGTGAATTTGCTTTAGAAACACTCGGATTAACTGAACGTGAATATATATTAAACACAAATATCATTCTCAAGAGATCAAACATGATTGGTGGAGTTGTAGATACTGTATTCAATCAAATAAAGAAACAGATTAATGATGGCATTAATGCTGGCGAAACAATCGAAAATATTACTCAGAGAATTAAGGGAGTTTATAATACAACTTCAAATAGAGCACGATTAATAGCTCGCACAGAAACGAGTTCACTCCTATCTGAGGCAAGTTTAGAAGAATATAAACATAATGGAGTTCAAAGAAAACAGTGGGCAAGTGCAGACGATGAACGAGTCAGGGATGAATGTAGAAATGCAGACGCACAAGGACCGATACCAATAAATCAAACATTTTCAAATGGTCTTGAATTTCCTTCTGCCGTAAACTGCCGTTGTTGCATAATTCCTGTAACGGAATAATAAGAACAAACAAATAATAGGGACGACGGTTTAAAAGGGGAATGCCTGTTTCATTCCCTACCCTAAATATCTAAACAGGAGATAATTAACAATGAAAATGTGTGATTATGGTTGTGGAAGAGAAGCAAAATATCAAATGACATCAGGAAAATGGTGTTGTGAAGAAAAATATCAAAGATGTCCCGCTATAATAGATAAAACCACAGTATATTTATATGGTGAACAAAATGGAATGTATGGGAAACATCATTCTGAAATGTGGAAAATAAACAATAGTAATATAATGAAGGGAAACCAATATCGAAAAGGTATACCTCATTCTGACGAAATTAAATTACAAATATCAACATCATTGAAAAAAGTATGGAATGATCCAGATTCATATTTCAATTCAGAAGAATGGAAACCATTAAAAGGGGTTGATGCTCCTAACTGGACAGGCGGTTGTACGGGTTATTGGAGTCAATATACAAAACAAAGACATAACTATACCTGCTATCTATGTGGATCTAAATACAGAGTTGAATGTCATCATTTAGATAATAATAGAGATAATAATGAACACTATAATTTGAGATGTATTTGTAATGATTGTCATGAATTTTGGCATCATTCGTATTAGACAATGGAGACTAAACATGGAAAATAAAGACATTTATAAAAATTTTAACCTAGAAATAAAATCATCTGATGAAGATAAAAGATTAATTACAGCAATTGCTTCGTATGAGGCAGTAGATAGAGATAATGATGTTGTTCATCTTGATGGTTTGAATCTTAAAAACTTTAAGAAGAATAAAGGTCCAATATTATGGAGCCATGACGCAAAACAACATCCAGTTGGTAAGGCAATTCAAACAAAGGTTGATGGTAAGAATCTTGTAATGAAAATTCAATTTACATCTGAAGATGAAAACCCTTTCGGATATACAACGTATAAACTAATTAAGGGCGGATATATAAACAATTTATCTATTCGTTTTCAACCTGATTATAAGGAAGCTAAATATAATGATAAGAGACAAGGGTATGACTTTTATAAATCAGAATTGCTAGAGACAAGTATTGTTAATGTACCTGCTAATTCTGGTGCAAGGGTAATAAATAGATCAATAGATAAAGCGATAACTGATAAGATTATTGATGAAAAAGAAGCTGACGAAATCAAAAACTACATGAAAGAATTGCTAGTTGAAGACGAAGTCATTGCTACAAAAGCAGAACAAACTACAAATGATGAGATTAAAGAGTTGATACAAAAGATTGATACTCTTGAAGATCGTATAAATAAAATCGAAGATTCATCTTTAAATGCTGAGAAGAATCTTTATGAAGGGTTGTTTGATGATAACACGGACCAAAAAGAGTCCCAAAGTGTTGATCCTAATGAGCAGCTAATTGCAGAAGCATTAAAACAATTAAATTAATAAGGTCAACAAATGTGAATAATTAAATAAATTGAATAGTCGGTGTTGGTCCTTTTAGGAGACAACACTAATGGAAAAGAACGCATTAGATGAACTATATAAAGAGTTCAAGAAAAGAGATGCAGTTGAAAAAGCTGCCGAAGATGTAGAAACAAAAGAAGCTGAAAAAGATGCTAAGATTACAGATCTTGAAAATAAGGTTTCAAAGCTCGAAGAAGCTTCTGTTAAAATCGCAAAGGGTTTGACTGCTTCAGGTATTGAAGTTGGAAGACCAGATACATATAAGGGTTTCAATTTTAAGAAACAAGGTACAGACGCACCAGAATACTTACCTTCAAATGAAAAAGAAAAAGATGCAGTTATTAAAGAGGTTATTGATGTATTTGCAAAATATTCAACTAATCCTAAGATTCAAAAAGCTGCAATGCAAGAAGGAACATCTGGCGAAGGTTCAGACTATGTACCTGAACTATGGTATAATTCTGTAATTGAAAAAGCTAGATTAGTTTCTATTGCTCTTCAAGATTGTCGTAGATTCCCAATGACTGGAAATGTTCTACATATTCCGAGTCAAGGATCTTCAGTATCAATGACTTATGCTGCTGAAGAAGCTGCTTCAAGTCAGAGTGAACCTGGAAGTGCAGATGTTGATTTGACTGCTGGTCGTTTTGGACTTTGGGGAACTATTTCCCAAGAGTTACTAGACGATGCAATGATTGATATGGTTTCTTATATTACAAGAGATGCCGTTGAAGAATGTGGTCAGACAATTGATGATGAAGTATTTAATGGAACATCTGCTCCGTTTACAGCTGCTTTAGGTTGTGGAACTACAGATGTTATATTTGGTGCATCTAATACCGCAAATAGTTATGAAGATATGGTATCAAGGAACTATTTTGATGCAATTTATAGCTTAACTGGTGTTAGACGTAGAGGCGCAAAATGGTACTTAGACAAAGCGTTAATGCCTTATATCATGAACCTGAAATATGGTGCTTCTGATTCTGCATTAATGTCATTAAATCCAAGTGCTATTGCTGGATATTCATTTGCTGAAATTGAAGCTCTATCCGGAACTGATGCAACATCAAGTGATTTTATTCTGTTTGGAAACTTACAGAATTATGCTCTTGGTATTCGTTCAGAGAGTAAATCTATTGAGGTTAATCCTTATGCTGGTACAGAGTTTAAAGCTCACCAAGTATTGTTTAGATTTGCTGTTCGTATGGCAGGCGCACCGATCTTTACAGATCATTTTGTAAACGTCAAAACAGCTTAATAGCTAATAGAAGGTGTATCTCAGAAATGGGGTACACCTTTTTTTATTGAAAGGAGTTCTACATGTTAAAAAACAAACATATATATGTTTGTACTAAATGTGGGAAACCACATAATAAACATACTGAATGTAAATGTGGATGTAAGGAATTTATAATCCGCAGATCAATCGTAACAAAATAAGAGGGTTAACTAATGGCAACATATGATATTTGCTCACTTGAGGAAATAAAGGACTTCATGGGTATAGATGGTTCGGTAACTAAAGATGATAATTTATTTGAATCTTTAATAACAAAAGTAACTGATTGGTTTCATAGTTATTGTGGTGTCGATCAATTCAAGCAGAAAACATATACTGAATATTACGGTGGAAACAATGATAGATTTTTATATGTGGATAATCCGCCTATCATTTCAATTACTTCATTACATGATGATACAGATTGGTCATGGGGTGCTACTGAATTAATCGCTGCTACTGATTATATGATAGTTGATTCAAAATATGTTGTTTTGAAAGATGATAGTTTTTATAAGGGCGATCAAAATATAAAAATAGTTTATTCAGGTGGATATGCAACTATACCACAAGATTTAAAACATGCATGTACTCTAGAAGTCTCACGAATTTACAACACTAAAGGTGAGCAAGGAATTACTTCAAAATCTAGTGGTGTTGGAAGTTCATTATCTTATGATCCGAATTACTTATTAACATCAACAATTAATATACTTCGCAAATATAAAGTTAACGGAGTTTATTAATGTTTTCAATCGAAATTAATATACCAGACAAAGAACTTGCTAAAATTGATATGAAGTCCAAGGAAGTTCGCAGAGGACTTGTTAAGGGTGTAAGGCAAGCAATGTTTATGGCAGAGGCACATGCAAAAAAGAACTTTGGTGGTTCAGGTCAATTACAAGTTCAAACTGGTCATTTAAGACGTAGTATTTTCAGTACAGTTAAGGATCAGGGTCGAGAAATCATAGGTACAGTTTCATCAAATACAATTTATTCGGCAATACACGAGTTCGGGGGACTTCATCCAAGAAGCAAACATATCAAAATGCCAAAGCGACCATTCATAACACCTGCTTTTGAGGACAAACATTTAAAAGAATACCAAAGTGAAATAGTCAAGAATGTTTTAAGGGAGACAAAGTAATGCCACAAACAACAACAGATATAACAATTATTGATACCCTTAAATCAGAACTAGATGGAAAACTTAATAGAGCAAATTCTTATGATACAGATGTTAGTGAAGTTAAGATTGGTTCATTTGATTGGGAAGATATGAAGATAAAACCGTCTATAGCTTTTAATACATTTGAGGAAGAAATAGAAAAACACATGCTTGGGAATACATATATAAGAAAATTAATATTTATAATTGATTTATTTATGGACTATCAACCGGGTTTTGATGGTCATGAAGAACTATTAAAATTTAAAAACGATGTAGAAAGTTTTTTAACAAAGAGTACGGATTGGACATATCGAGCAGATACGGTGCTTATATCATCAACACAATATTTTGGAGTTAAAAATGATAATGCACTTCAAGCTCAAATCCAGTTTTTTGTAAGATATAAAAGATAAATAGGAGACACAACTATGGCAACAATGACAGGAATTGATGGATCTGTTCAAATTGGTAGTTATACAATACTTGATATAGGATCTTGGTCACTAAATGATACAAGAGAAGCAAAAAAAGGAGCGGTGTTTGGAAACACGAGTACTAAAGTACATGGTATGGGCTCTAGAGATCAAAGTGGTAGTATAACTGGATATCTGAATATTGATGATACTACAGGACAAGTAGCAATTGAAACTGTTTATAAAGCTGGGGAAAAAATAACAGACTTAAAACTATATATTGATAGTACTAATTATTATGCTCCAGATACGGCAGAGGATGCAGATGCAGGTATTTATATTACATCCAAACCGATTTCAGTAACTCAAGATGAAATCATTGAAGTATCATTTGATTTTCAATGTTCTGGACCATGTAATAGAACTTCATAATAAATAAGGATAAAATATAATGCAAATTAATACTAAATTAAAAGATGGGCAATGGTTTAAATTTAACGAAACTGTTGATCTGAAAATTCGTAGTTTTCCACTTGAAAATATTGCGTTGCTTTCAGATGAAGCATTCAATCATGTACAAGTCTTAGGTATGAAAGTATGTGAATATTGTCTTTGTGATTGGAAGGGATTGAAAGGTGAAGATGGAAGTGAGTTTAAATATACTGAAGATAATAAAAAATATTTGTTAAATTTTTATTCGGATATAGTTGAGTTTGTTAAATTAAGCGCTGAAGATTTAAAAAAAGTGAAACCCCTTACCGTCAAAGAAACATCGAAGAAGTAGCTCGATATCTTTTTAATACTACTCACACTAGATGTGACATCTGCGAAAAATTATATCTCAAAAGTAAAGATAATAAAAAACCACCTTGTAAAACTACCTGTCCTAAAAAACGAGTAGCTCTGTTAAATGAGAATGTTCATGCATTTTCATTGATTGAACAAAACAGATTAATATTTATAGATGGTGAGGGGAGATTAAATACCCAATTGATTAAAGATGTAATTGAGATGGACAGTGATGATAAGGAAGAAAACTTAATAACATTAAAATTAATCATAGCGTTTTATAAGACTGCAAAGCAAACCATAGGAGATAACAGAGATGCCAAAAAATGACGTAACCATGAATTTTAAGGTTAAAGATAATGGTACTATTGTTATCAAAAATGCCTCCAAGAAAATGCGGGCAGAGTTAGAAAAAACCGCAAGAAAAGCAAAAACAACATCCACATCTATGACGAATAACTTTAAGAAGGTGGCGGGTGCGTTGGCGGGTGTTACTATTGCTGTAGTTGCAGTTCATAAAGCAATGTCTGCCGGAAAGTCAATAATTGATTATGGTGATACATTAAATAAGATGAACTTGAGATTAGGCATTAGTGTCAAGATGCTTGATAAATTGAAAAAGGTTGGAGCGCTAGCTGGTGTATCATTAAGTAATATTTCAACATCATTAATTAGAATGCAACGTAATATTGATATGGCAAGAAAAGGTACTGGGGAAGCTGCTGATACTTTTAAAGAACTTGGTATTGATATTAATAAATTAATTAAAATGTCACCTGAAGATCAATTTCTCGATATTGCCGAAGCTATAGACAGTATAGAAGATCCAACTTTAAAAAGTGCTGCTGCAAATAAAATACTAGGACGGTCAGGTGTTTTATTAATATCAATGTTTAAAAACTTACGTGGCGAACTTGATAAAACGAAATCTTCTTTTGATGATGAAAAAGCAAGGAAGATGGCAGAGTTCAATGATGAACTACAACGACTTAGAGATGTCTTGGTTGATGTTTTTGTTGATAACTCAGATCAAATTGTTGGTGGAGCAACAAAACTTGCTTCCGCATTAATTAAACTAGCTTCTGCTGCGAATCTAAGAAGTATATCCGGTACATATTTTGAAGCTGCTGAACTTGATAAAGAAGGTAAGCTTGGTATGCCTATGGATGAATGGAGAGCTAAATCATACACAGACAGACAATCGTGGGTTGATGAACGTAAGATGTATGGAGATAAGCATGGTTATAATGTAAAGAAAAGAGGAATGCCTAGAACACCTAAAACCTCACGTACAAGTGAAGGATCACTTGGAGGTGGAAAAAGTGGAGCTGCAACATCTCCTGAATTTACAAGTGCAAGTGATTTAGAAGAGCAGATTCGTATTGGTAGAGAAAATGATGCTGTTGAAGCAGCAAAGAAAGCTAAAGAACTAAAAGAAGAAGCTGTTAAAGATGCTAAAGAAATAGCCGCTAAGAATCTTGCTTGGAGACAACAAATAGCTGATGCCGAAATTGAAATTGAAGATGCTAAGTATGATGTTCTTAGACAATACGCTAAAGATCATGCACAAATGGCTGAACATATACAAAGTAATATCACAAATGAAATGACTGATGGTTTCATGGCAATGGCTGATGGATCAAAATCTGCGGGTGAAGCTTTTAAAGATATGGCGAAATCTATTATAAGCGATCTAATGAGAATGATTGTTCAACAACAAATATTTAATGCTTTACAGGGTGCATCTTCAAGTGAAGGATTGATTGGTAAATTTGCAACTATGTTGATTGGTGGTGTAGCAGGTGGAGCTGCTAGTGGTGGTCTTGCTGGTACAGGAGCTACATCGAGTGTAATTGATAACAGTTCAGTATTTACAAATGGTGGACCACTGTACACATCTGCATATGACAATGTAATGAATCTTGGAAAATACCCTTCTTTTGCTGGTGGTGGATATGTAGATTCCCCTACATTAGCAATGGTTGGTGATGGTGGAGAAAGAGAATGGATGGTTGGTGATTCAGATATGAAAAAAATGGCCGGTAGTAGTAATATTGTTGTCAATAATAACATTACATTCAACGGTGATTCAGGGACAAAAGAAGATCAAGAAAGAGCATCTGCAAAAATATCAAAAGATATCGAACAAAGAGTCAAACAAGTTATTGCTCAACAAATGAGATTCGGTGGACAATTAAATACTTCAGGTAGATCAAGGAGACTCAATTAATGTCAGTCACGCTTAACACAGGCACATATGAGATTGTGTTTCAAAGTAAATCTCCAGAAACACATATTAAGAAAGTACAATATGGTGATGGATATGCACAAATTGTAGTTGATGGTATTAACTATGATCGAGAAACATTTAATATTGAATTTGTACCTGTGGATGCAGCAACGTCATTAGCATTAGAAACAATATTATTGAATAGCGTTGATGGTACAGCAAATATTTTATCATACACTCCACTCGGTGAATCATCTGCAAAGTATTATATAGCTAACGGTATAATTAAAGATACAGTTGGAATAGATCTCTATCAAATATCCTGCACTTTAGAGCGACAATTCCCAATTTTATAAGGATAATTAAATGGCAACTAATTCAAAAATAATAAGAGATAGTCAGAAATTAATAACAGACAGTCCATATATTGAGCTGTTTGAGGTTGATTTGAGTAAACAGGGCGGAACAACTCATTATTTTGCTGATGGTACGTTGGATGGAAGTAATATTGTATATGATGGAAATTCATATACACCAATTCCAATTAAAATCGAAGGTATGGAACGATCAGCAGATGGCCAGTTACCAAGACCAACTCTTACAGTATCAAACGTAACGAGATCGTTGGTGCCTCATTTGAAAACTTATAATAATTTCTCAAATTGCACAGTTACAGTAACAAGATTATTCAAAAAATACTTAGATGGTGAATCAAAAGCAGATATAAATGCTCATTATAATTATGAAACCTTCAGGATTAATCGAGTAACGAATAGAGATCCAAGTGAAGTCTCGTTTGAAGTAACGGTATTTTTTGATCTTGAACATATTACATTACCAAGAGAAAGAGTATCCACCATATGTAGTCAAACATATAGAGTATGGGTAGATGGTGAATTTGTATATACTAATGCTTCTTGCCCATATATAAATACTGATTCGACTTCTTTCTATACAGTTGAAGGTGTAGAAACAACAGAAGAGAATGATAAATGTGGAAAGAAATTAGTCGATTGTAAATTGCGGTTTGGTACAACTAATGAATTACCGATGAAAGCATTTCCAGGGGTTGGACTTGATCTAAGTGGAGGTTAACTATGTATATAAAAGATTATTATAGAAATAAAAATTTAAAATATAATAAAAATTTAAAAGATAATACAAGGTTAAGCGATTGTATAGTTAAATATAAGTTATGTCCTATATGTGGAAAACCAATATTGTCATTTCCTGACTGGCCAATGTGTATAACTTGTATGACATCCAAAAGGAATTTAAATGTACACAACTAATTTAATTAAACATTTTGATCACAAATTAATTAATCAGGCAGTAGAATATTGCAGAAGTCAATTGCCATATGAGGCGTGTGGTATATTTACAGATGATGAATTTATACCATATGAGAATGTAGCTGAAGATAGATTAACATCATTTCGTATCGAAGAAGATCTATATTCAAATGACGAAGTTAAATGTATTATTCATTCTCACAATGATAGTCCAGCATGTAGTTATAGAGATAAAGAAAATCAACAAAACATGGGTATTCCATATGGCATAATTAATTTCAAAGATGAGATAACTAAGCACGTAATATTCTTTGGAGATACACTAGAGATTGAACCATTGAAAGGCAGACCATATTTCTGGGCAGCTTTTGATTGTTTAACATTAGTCAGAGATTATTACAGAATTAATTATGATATATTGTTACCTGATCCACCAAAGAAATGGGGATTTTGGGAAGATGATATCCCAATGTTTGAAGGTTTCTTGAAAGATAGTAAACAGATACACATAATAGAACTACACGAAGCAGAAGAAGGAGACATTCTATTATACAATAGTGTGGGTAAATATATAAACCATTGTGGTATATTACTAGATGGTGGACTAGCTTTACATCAATTTGTGAATAGATTATCAGCAACATATCCAATCAAAATATTTCGGGATTCATTACACAGCATATATAGGCGGACAAATTAAATGATAAGCATTTATGGCAACAATTTACAGAAGCAATTCAAAGAAAAGTATAATCATTCACCTGATAATATAAATATTAAAGTGTCATCTTTACGTGAATTAATATCAGCATTAGAATCACAATTCAAAGGATTCTCGGATTTATTAAAACAGTATCCCAAGTATATGATTAGACATGGTAGTAACATAAAGGATTCTAAAGCAATTGAATTAGATGAAGGCGATGTAATCTTTGATTCTGAAAATTGGTATCTTATTCCTTATGTTGAAGGCGATATGGATGTTGTTATATTTGGCATTCTTGTTGCCGATATTGTATGGTTTGGTGTTCAACTGATTGTTACTTATGCGATCTCATATCTATTAGCTCCTAGTCCTCCTGGATCTCCTGATACCAAAAATGCAAGTAGTGCATTCTTATTTGATAAGCCTCAAAATACAAGTCAAGCTGAAACTCCAATACCTATTACATATGGTGATAACTATGGTGGATCAATAATAGTTTCGTCAGGTTCAGAAACACTCGATTTAGGAAATAATAGAACAACACAAATATTAAGCACAGTTCATGTTATAAGTACAGGAGAAATTGAAGGTCCTGCGAATGATGATAATTGGTATAAATCAACTTATTTGAATGGAACACCAGTAATGAGTGATACCGGTGAAATGAATTTTAAGAATGTTACTATAGAAGCTAATGTTGGAACATCAGATCAAAGTGCTCTAACGGGGTTTGATCCAGTTGAAAGTGTAACAAATGTAGCAACAGAAGTAACTCAAGCTGGTGGAGCAATCTCAAGAACTATTAATGATACAGAGGTTGACGATGTTAAAATCACTCTAAGGTGGGCATCTTTATTTAAGACAGGTGATTCTGGTTCTATGAGATATCAAAATTGTGACTATAGAATTACAGTTACTCCTGATAATGGTGGTGGTGTTGAACAAGATGTCATAACAACATTAGTTAAATATTGGGAAGGATATGAATATACAGAAGAAGAAGAAGATTTTGGAAGGGTAATTAAAAAGACGCAAGCTCCATTTGATGTTCAAAAGAAAATTGAGAACATATCTCAGTATGGTGTTGCTCCTTGGTTAGTAAAAGTATATAGAGTAACACAAGATCATGATCAACATCCTCAAATACATTCAACTTTTAACTGGCAATTATATACAACACAGAAAAATATCAAGATGAGATATCCTGATACTGCCGTTGTTGGTGTTAAATTTGATGCTAGAGATTTTCCAAGAATACCTTCAATTATCTTTAAAATCAAAGGTCAAAAGATACTAGTACCTTCAAATTATGATACAACAGCAAGAATATATGTTGGTATTTGGGATGGAGAAACATTTAAAAAAGAATATTCAAATAACCCTGCTTGGGTTTACTATGATATCTTATCACATAATAGATATGGTTTGGGTGAGTATATAAATGCAAGTCAAATTGACAAATGGGCTTTATATTCAATCGGTGCTTATTGTGACACTTCGATGAGTTATAAAACACAAGTCAGAAATGACGATGGATCATATACGAGCGAGGAAGGTACGGAACCACGATTTACATTCAATGGTCAAATCAAAGATGCAGATCAAGCTTATGCGGTAGTTACTGATATAGCTTCGAATATGCAAGGTTATCCAATTTGGGTAGAACAAAAGGCATCTATAGTTCAAGACTCACCAAAAGATAGAAACAGAGGAGCAACACCTGCAAATGTATCAAATGGTTGGTTTGCATATCAAGGTACAGGTAATGATAAACAGACAAATATAATTAAAATGTCTTATCATGACATGGATAATTTTGGTGAAGCAAATACAGTAGTTTTCCAAGATGATGCTTCAATTGAAATAAATGGTAAAAATCCAGTTGAATTGATTGCTATTGGATGTAATTCTAGAAGTATGGCGATGAGAAAAGCTAAATATGTAAATTATACAAATACTCATCAGAACGATATAGTTACATTCAAGGGTGGATTAGAATGGGCAGATACATTCCCTGGTGAGATAGTTGGTATTCAAGATCCGAATGATGCAGATAAAGATTTATCAGGCAGAATACTTTCATGTGACAGTACATCATGTGTTATTGCTGACAAAACTATAGAACTTGAGGATGGAGTTACATATACAATCTATATTCAAGATTCAACAAACAGAGTGTTGATTGAGAGAGAATTAAACAACTCACCTGAAACAACCAATACATTTACTTGGGCAACTCCTTTGAATGATCTACCAGACAATGGAAATGTATTTATGTTGAATACATCTGATGTTCCAATAAGGGATTTTCAAATTGTCAATGTGAAAGAAGAAGATGGGATTGAATATCAAGTATCAGGAGTTCAATACTATCCAAGTAAATATGATGAAATTGAAAACGGTATATCTGTTGAAGCTCCTGTTTATGCAAATGTTGATACAGGATCAGTTAGTCCTACATCACATATAACATTACAACCATATACTCACGCTCAAGGTGATAAAGATAATTTAATATATGGTATATTTCTGTCATGGCAAGCATCAACTGACAGGCGTGTAACTCATTACGAAGTTGAAGTTGCTTTTGATGCAGGTACATTTGTTCCTCTTGGGACAACATCTGAATTATCATATGATCACATAGACTTAATATCAGGCAATTATACATATGCAGTACGTGCAGTAGCACCAGATCAAGCATCAACATGGGCATATTCAAATAGAATAGATATAACTACAGAAGTAACGGCACCAGCATCTCCTGAAGGATTAGAAGTTGAGGGTGGTGGAACTGTATTTGATGGCAAACATTGTGTTATAGATTGGTTGGATTCAACTGGATCTAACTATATTGTTCAAGATACAACTGGTGTATATGATACATCGCTTATTGATGTTGGTAATGTTAATATCAAGCGTTATAAAGTAGAAGTATATACAACTAGTGATTCATTGCTAAGGACTGAATACACGAAAAGTAATATAGATACAAACTACACTTATACATATGAGAAGAATCATGAGGACAATTCGGGTTCACCACTTAGATCATTCAAATTCAAAGTGTATGCTGTTAATTTTGATGATGGTGAATCAAGTCCTGCCATTCTTACAGTATCAAATCCTGCACCTGATATGTCAGGACAAACTCCAACACTTACATCTAGGTTTGCATCTATTCTTGTTGAGTGGAATAGTGTTACTGACAATGATATGGCATATTATGAATTAATTGTTGATGATGTGGCAGTTCAAACTATTGCATATCCTGAGACAGATACTGAATATAATAATGTTGAGTATGAAACTAACTATAGTATTAGAGTTAAACCATATGATTTATTTGGAGTTGGAACACAATCACAAGCTGAGACAGGTACTCCATTACAAATGCCATCTGTTAATGTTGATGTTGAATTATCACAATCAATAACTATAACAGATTCAGATTCAAATAGTGCAGCAACACTATCTAAGTTATATGATAGAAATACAACTACAGATGGTGTCTCATATACTATATCTGGTGTAGATAAATATATAGATTATGAATATGAAATAACTAACTATTTTGATAGAGTAGGAATATGGATGAGTGATTCGTCTGCTCATATCTATATTGCATACTCAAATGATGCTGGATCAACTTGGTCATATCTAAAGTGCGATTCAGGTCATGTTCCAGATAGCAATAACGAATTAGTAGATGCAACAAACCAAGCAGATGCAAAATCAAACTATTGGGAATTAAATGAAGGTATTAATATAGCTCTGTTCCCAAATAACCGTATAGCAAATAAAGTTCGTATCTATATGACAGGTACGTGGTCGCAAACTATATATGAATTGGTTCCTTCAAGAATTATCATATCTGAGTTAGCGGCAATTGAAAGTCTATCAGCTATCTCATTGAATGTAGGAGCAGTTACTGGTATCGAAGCTGAGTTTACATCTGACTCTGGATCTAAAGTTAAGATATTCAAAGATGAAAATGTAGGATTGTCAGCTGAGGATTCATCAGGTGATTCAGTATTTGAAGTAATGGTTGATGGACCAGATGATGGTGATGTTACAGTGGGTCGTTATGATACTGTTGGTGGTGCTAGATGGGATCAATCAGAAGGACTATATAATGTAAAAGGTCGATTATCAAATGATGTTGGTGCTAGTGAGTATTTTGGAGTATTAGCAGAACCTTTATGGACAGTTGATGAAATACTTGGTGATGATTCAGCAGCTGGTATTCATTCATCAAATAATACAACATGGGCAGAGGTTGCTGATTTTGGATCATTATCAATTATAAGTTATCCAAACGCATATGCTTTTGGAATTTTTACAGCACGATTGTTTTCATTCGATGCAGGATATATAGCTTATGCGAGGTTATTAGAGGATGCAGTTGAGAAGGTTCAACTAAGTCATACTGGTAATTGGTGGGCTCAAAAAACAGGGAATTATAATGTGACCAAAAATTCAGCTAACTATACGGTAGAACTGAAAGCAGCTCATAATACATCTGCTCCATCAGCTCATATGGTAGATGCAACATTTTCAAGGAATTGGTTAATAACTAAAATATTAGTACCTGGAGATTAAAATGATAGATTTAATAGAAAAGAATTATATATTACCATTAACAGGGAAATGGAAATCAAAAAGCAAGATTGTTGGAGATATAAGCGATCCGATATGTGTTGTTCCTATATTTGATTTAATTCCTCAACTCCCTGAAATAGATGATGAGTCTTATGATTCAATTGCTGTATTACATACACCGTGGCAATATAGTACTGGAGAAATAGATTTTGATACGGGTACTACATCAGTTAAATTAATAGCATGTAAAGAGATTCATGAGTGGTTGAATGACTATCTAATGAACACACCAATTAATCAAATATATAAAGACACTGGTTGCAAGAAATTAAAATATAAGTATAAGGATGAGAAATGAGCATTATAAGGAAGGGACAAAGTCCGTTTTATCAAGAGATTCTTGAAGATTGTATTCAAAGAAGTGAGTCACATACTGCATTACCACCGACTCAATGGGCGATTGCTGCTACAACTACATGTAATCTTAAATGTATTTTTTGTCCTAGAACGATAATGGCAAACGATGGATATAAATTTGCAGGAGATATATCATTTGATTTAATCCATAAATTAAAAGATTATTTATATACTGCAAAGTCAATTTCAGTAAGTGGACTAGGCGAGACATTTCTTCATAAAGATCCTGAGAAATTTCTAGGATTATTAAGAGAGTATGCTCCTAATGCAAGTATAGTTGCTTGTACAAATTTAAATATTCCCCTTACAAAAAAACGAATTAAATTCATTTTGGATAACAGAATAACCCTATCTATTTCAATAGATGGTGTTACAAAAGAAACATATGAAGATATAAGAAAGAATGGCAACTTTGATTTATTAATAAAGAACATTGAAATGATAAAGCGTCTTAGAGAGATCAATCCAAATGATGACTATTGCGTTTTGGGATTTGTTATTGTTTTATTTAAACGAAACATTGATGAACTATTAGATCTTATAAAGATGGCATCAAATTACAATGTTGATTACTTCAGTATAATTAAACCTTATGATGTATGGATGGGTAAATATACTAAAGAATTTGATGCTGAGAATATATGTAAAACAGATCCTGATAAAGTTAAGGATGTTATTCTAAATGCTGAGTTACTATCTAAGAAACTAGATATACCTATATGTGGCAAGCTAGTTTATGAATCAATTGACGAAGAATCTCTATGGCAAACAATTCAGGATAGTATGTGTTATGATCCATGGAGTATGATTACTATCTCTAACGAGGGATATGTTAGTTGTTGTCCCAATATGGAGAAACATTATGTTGGGGATTTAAATAATGATAACATTGAAGATATATGGAATGGATTAGAAATGATGCAACTAAGAAATAATAAAAATGTTGGTGCTATTGATATATGTTGTGCATCTTGTATGAAATGGAGGGAACATAATGCTTGGTTCAAATGTACTTAACGGAGTGCCGAAGTCACAACGAGACTTAGTTAATATTGGAATCATGAATTATCATGAGGGATTGATGAGAAAGTGTCTCACTCATATCAAAGATACTGTTAAAACTCCATATAGATTAACATTGATAAACAATGGTGGTCTTGAAGATGAAGATATAAGCGACTTAATTGATAAGGATACAAGGATTATAAATAACGATCCTGGTCTTGG